TGGTGGGGGTGCGACTGCCTCAATTATGAGAACTAGAACACGCAATACCGTCGTACAATCCAATGCGAACATGGTTCGCACGATCCACACAGTGCTCCCTTATACGGGGTACAGTTTGGTGGGTAACTTGTATGCTGCCAGCAACACGCCGACAGCATATCCAAGCTACGCTGGATCAATCGCGGGTTTCAAGAGTAAAGTCGGCGTCATTGAGACGATTGACGATATTCCTAATAACCCGGGTGGGTACAATCCTGTAGACCACACCAAAGAGGTGTGGGACTTTCCTTTACGCGATTTCGCGTTTAAGGGGGAAGGTTCCCGGTACGGTGGTAAACTCGGCCACTGTGATACAGTGGGGAGTTTTGCGTCTGGATACCTAAGTGCACAAGGGTATAAAAACCCAGGTTCCTTATGGGATAGTGATGCGAACGCGCTCATACGAGCTACGAACGCAATTCAGTATAACATACAGGATGCACCGGTTGACCTTCCATCATTCTTAGGCGAACTCGCGGAATACCGTGATATCGCTCATGATGTGATGAAAGGTTTCATACACAGTAACGTGAAGTCTGGAAAGAATATTGATTCGATTCGAAGTAAATTCGATCGGTATCGGCATTCAATCAAGTCAACACGTCATGTGCTTGAATCCATTGCAGCTGCAGACCTATTCAACCAGTTCGCCGTGAAGCCGCTTATTAGCGACATCACTAAGCTAGCTGGTCTAGGTAAGCATTTGCAGTCCCAGTTATCGAGGTTACAACGGCTGGACGCCGTTGCGGTTAAGGGCTCCGTGTCTGATGACGCTGACGAAGTCTTCGTCGAGACACTCGGAGAGCACAAGTATACAAGATATACTTCTAAAACCCGCACTGTCACCGCCTGGCGCGAGGTCAAGTATGACCTCGGCGAAATTCCAGAGATGCCGCTTGTAATGGCGGACGCTCTGGGTTTCGATAATATCCATCGTGGGATCTGGGAGTTAATACCCTGGTCCTTTTTGGTGGATTATTTCGTCCAAGTTGGTGACTGGCTGAAACAGTTTAGGGGGGAGTTTATCTCCATTCCCTACACTGTAGTACGCGAAGGATACTCGATTAAATTCGAGTCCGAATGCGAGGTAGTCACTGAGATTTATTCTCAAGGCACCCTGGCCGAATTCTGGAACGTGGAGGTTACACTACCCCGAATAATTTCGGGGCAAGTTGTGTACACACGTTACCGGAGGATAGCTGACCCTCTCCCAGTGGGAGCGATTAGTTATCCGACCATCAAGACTCCGAACCTTAGACAGGTAAGGAATCTTCTCGACCTAACGTTTTTAAAGACGTCTGATCGAGGCAAGCGTACTACCACGGGCATCATGGGTTTCCCATAATGCAATACTCCGTGGTGGTTTTAGTTCGTATTCTGTACTTAGTTGTACAGTTGCGATGAAACACAAACACCAACAAATGGCATTAGCAACGAAGATTGACACCGGTATTGCTACCGGGTCTTGGTTGCTAGCCGATTAGCTAGTATGAGTATCCCAACTACAGTAACACTGAACGTCGGTGCAGTCCCGGCCGATGTCGTCTTTGAACAGACGTCAACTGGCCGCCTTGGTGCAACAGAGCTACTTGCTCCGTCGCCTCAAGCAGACCTGGAGGGACGCCCCGTTATCACGGTGCGTCATAGAACCTCCAAGGCAGGACTAGTCCAGTCAACCGCCACCATCAAGGTGCCGCAGTATGATGCAACTGATGAAGAGTACAACGGATTCGTTCAAGGATCCGTGTCTCTCGTGCGTAAAGCTACGCACACCATCGCTGAATCAGACCGCGTTCTCGAAATGGTCGAAAAGTTCCTTACGCAAGTAAGGGACGAATTGGCCGCAATGGAATACTAAGATGGGCGAAGGTTCCAACAATCCTGAAAAGGATTATATAGTGCCTTCTCTCCCGTCTTATCCATTGTTCGAGACTTCCCCTCCGGCTAAAGCCGTGGAAGTTGAGGAACCTACCGAGTGCGTCCAGTTACCAATGGGTGGAGAAATCCATCCTGGTACTTTGGGCACGCTCGCGGTCCTCTTCCTCTTGTGGGGACGATTGCGAACTGGATATCTAAAGGCCAAAGAGCTATCAAAAGCTTCTGGCCCCTAGACCGACTAAGGCTACATCAATGGACGGGGTAACCGCGGTTTACAACCGCGGTCCCGTCCTCACTTGATTCGCCTAACCGCTTTAAAGCGGGTAAGTGACTGTAAATGGTATATGCGTACGCAACAAGAACACATTATGAAAAATGTTATCTTGAAACGGTTGGAAGCCATCTGGCTTCAGCTAACATATAAACAGTCGCAACTGTCCGAGTACGTTGTTAAGGCAGATCGTAAGATCTTCCAAAAACGTATCCGGGCTGAAGGGCTACCGTTCATCACGACCACCCTACCTAGAATAGGTAAAGGACTAGTCGAAAGCCTTGGAAAAGGCTACATCGACTCCTCCCTATTCGAAGGTTGGGCAAGTGGTAACGACGGGAAGCCCTACCCCTTGTTCCTTAGCAAGGCGTTCGCAGTACTATTCGATGATGATGGAAACATCAAAGTCACTACTACTGATACCGAGCGTCGGAATGAGGCAGGTGCGGTAGCTTGTATCCGCCAGCTAACTGAGCTGTGGTACAAGCTTCGTGTAGAGCCAACGTTGGCCCAACAACAAGAGGCCTTGGAAGCTTTTGAAGCTACCGAGGCTGATTTGCGTCAGGCCTTCGCTTACTACGGATTGGACAATGTCCCTGTTGCCACCAAGCAACTGGGTCACTTCAACGACATGTCATTTCATTTTGACATGCCGATGAACACATGGTCCGAATATCCGAAACTAAGCGAACTAGCGCGCTACGAATTCGAAACCAACCTAGGCCCCAAAAAGGCTAAGGATGGAAGTATAGTCAAGGTACCTATATCTAGGGACCGAGACACATACAAATTCGATACGTATCAACTCCGCCATAAGGTTTCACACCAAATGGAGGTAATGCGCGAAGCACGTCGAATCGTGTCACGTTTACTCGCGGGGGTATCCCCCTACGAGGGTAAGCCGAGGCATGGTTCGGGAGCCAGCGAAGACAAGACATGTCCTGTTCTTCGATATTCGTCCTGGAGATTTATTCCGCGTCTTGCAGAATGCTTCCCCTACGACAAATACTTCTTCTATAACCACAGTCATCTTGCTGATGAATATCAGCGACTGACCACGGCCGAAGAAGCAGAGCCCCTTGCTCGAATGGCGTTCGTCCCGAAAGACTCGAGAGGACCAAGGATAATATCCGCGGAACCTCCTGAGTTCATGTACATCCAGAAGATGCTTGAAAAGCAACTTCGGTTTGCAGTAGAACGTGCGCCAGCGATAGCTGCTCAAATATCCTGGTTGGATCAGAGCAGGAACCGAGATATGGCCAAGGAAGGATCTATTGATCCAACCAAATGGGCCACCCTCGACCTAAAAGAAGCGAGCGACCGGTTAACGGTGCAGGTAGTTTCCTACCTGTTCCCGAAAAACTGGTCCGATGCTTTAATGGCCTCTCGGTCATTAGGCACCGTGCTGCCCGCCGTGGAAGGAGTCCGAGAGGGCTCCCCATTGCGGTTTGCAAAGTTTGCACCAATGGGATCAGCATGCTGTTTCCCGGTACAGACCATTTGCTTCTGGGCTATTGCCACAGCCGCGTGTCGCCTAGGGTACCTACAGGAACCCGAATGCTACACCAAACACAACTCCGGCGCCGACTTAAAGGTCAGCGTTTACGGAGATGATATCATCGTCCCCACAGAATATGCGGGACCGGTGAAGGAGGCTCTTACTGGAGCTGGCTTAATTGTCAACCAGAACAAGAGCTTCACTGAAGCAGACTCCTTTTTCAGGGAGTCGTGTGGCGGGGACTACTATAAAGGTATCCCCGTTGCACCAGTTAGGCTGAAAAGCCTACCCACCGACGATGATCCAGGCCGGCATTCAACGTGTCGACAGTTCAACGAACTGAACGCACGTTGGTCAGCTGGATCGGACATAGCCGACCTAAAATCACTCTTTGAAGAGTGGTATGGGCCGGTATGCACCACCACAAGGTGGAGCATCGATCAACAAGGGCATCTTGTGAATCACGTAAGTGATACACTTGCTCTCATTGGTCATAGTGTGACCGTTCCAGACCGGGTAAAGAGAAGAGTCGACAGGTATTGTAACCTTGTCTACAAACTTCCCGTTACTTCGGGCGTCGATTTTAAAATCGACGAACTGAGCTGGGGCCAACTGTTGCGAAGGGAGTTAGAAAACCACCCTGAGCAACCGCAGGACCTGGGCACGTTCGCGAATCGTGTGTCATAC